ATTCTGGATAAGTCATCATCGGAAGTCTTATAACAAAATTCTTGGACTCACATCTTATATTCAACAATGCACAAATAAATCCGAAAGGTCTTACATTTATTATTGGTATTTTTATTCCACACAGAAAACATAGTGCTCCGATAACAATGGAATAGATACCTAAAATGAAATGTGCTATTATTAGTAAGAATAATCCAACAAACTGTAAAACTTGAAAAATAAGAGAAAACAAAAAGAACAATAAATCAAAATTTCTGAATCCGTCATTAACAGGAAATTTATTTATTGTCGATTCACAATCATCATTGTCTATCTCTTTTATACCAATGAACCTACCTTTACCTCCTTTTTTCCATTGGTCGATGAGACCTGAAACTGTGTATACCCTATTAAATTTAAATTCATAAAACGTATCCTCACAATCGACTATTTCGTTAGTTCTATTAGTTAACTGTTGTCCAGCAAAACCGTTAGTATAACCAGACCAATCCAAACCAAAATAATATGAACTATCTAATTGAGTTCTATTTCCTGTACCACTAATATACGGGTCTCCAGTTCCTGTCCAACCATACTCTTTAACGTTGGGAACCAAAAAGTAACCTCTTCTTGTTTGTTCACTCAATTGTGGTGATTGTTGCCACTTAATTTTGAATCTATACTTGGCTTTTGTTGGAACTCCAACTAAAGGGTCATTCGAAAAAACTTTTTCTCCATACTCATTAGTAACAACATAATCTAGATTCATTGGGAGTTCGGTCAACCACGTTCCATTACCATCTATTACATTTCCTGACTGTTCGAGTTGGTATTGTTCCAAAATTGGGTTCCCGTCTGAACCTAATTGTATTGTTTGTCTTAAAGCCAATATTTGACCAGGCCCGGCAGTCAATCCACATAAATTCCCTAAATTGTCTTTAGGTCTACAGTTTTTTCTAACTCTAAATTTATCACCCGAAGAAAATATTGAACCCATAAAAACGGAGGTGGGTTGTATGTCTATGTTGGCATCGTCCCTTAAATCAAAATCTAATCTGTTTACAGCAATTTGGCAAATTTCAGGGTCTCCCCATAATGGAGAAATTTCAATACTCCTTTGTATGTTTACAATTTGTGGTAAAGAATTTAAATCTGAAGATGTTCTAAATCTATTTCCGGCAACTTGTTCTTCTGTTGCCAATCCCATTCTTATTAAATCTTGAGGTGTGAGTGAAAATTCACCAATGTCTGACAAATCTACATCCATTACAAGAGTACGGGTTCCAAGTGGTACACCCATTAACATGTAATCACCACTTTCGTTAGTTTTGGCTGTTAGTTTGTAATATTTGTCGTAAATTTCTACAGGTGTTTTTCCTGTTAACGAGTCTAATCTACTTGGTAAAGTCCCTGTTGCCGCGTGATTCGAATAAGATTTTTCGTATGGTAATAGATTATATCTATATCCGTCTTCATTTATATCCTCGGGTGATTTATAAGGATATACACTCTGAATTATAGGGTTAGACTCATCAATTGGTGTTATAGGAATAAAAACGGCAACCCTCGCATTTGGTATACCTAATCCATTATTTGCTGTAACTCTTCCAACAACTACTCCATAATCTGCACAAGTTCTTGTGTAAGCATCATCCAAACTTATCGATAATGATAATATTTCCAAGAATTCGTATTCTTGGTCTAGTTGTATATTGATTGATTTATTAACTCCTAGTTCCGTCCTTATTCTATATGACTCACCCATTAAGGTCTTTAGTTATAAATAGTTTATTGAGTTTTTTTCAAAAACACAATTTACTTAAAGTATAACCTATAAATAATAAAACTAAATTAGTTAGCTCATTGTAACTGACTGGAAGTTTTTAACTGAAACTCTTATATCCTTATTTGGATATCTTATTTGGTAAACTTGAGAAGGTTGAGCAAATATTGTGTCATCAACCGCACCAATTTTTTTTGTTACTGGGTCTGAATATTCCATAGATGTTTCAAATGATGAATATTGTCCTCCAACCTCATTAAAAACTTCCAAGTTTGTAACTGTGAGTACTCCATTTTGATTTTGAATCAAACTTTGTAATTCTGAAAGATAAATGTTTTGACCTAGTTGTCTTACTTGTGGGTCAAAATAATTAGAAACAACGTCTATAACTGCAGAAATTACTTGTCCAGAGTTTTGAGCAGTATCAAGAACAATAGATATGTCTATACTTACATCAATTACTTCCGCGGTAAAGATGGAAATATAGTCGTTCATCATTCTGTAATTGGAAAGATAATTTGCAATGTTTTGTTTTAATGTATTAGAAACAATACTTGTTAATTTACCTGCCGTATCATAGGATAAAATCTGAATCAGAATCTTATTGTCATTTTCCGTAATAGCCACTTTTGCCGGAGCACCGAATTGAGCTGGCATATTTCTTATTATTGACTCGTAATCTTGTACAGTCACAGCTCTTTTTTGGGCTGAAAAATTAAACGATACATAATTTCTTACTTCTTCTAGTGATGGAACTCCGGCACCACCAATAGCCGCAGTTACGTTATTACATCTTAAAGAATTTACCACAGATGAGTTAGTTGATTCTGAAGGACCATTAACAAAAAAACTTACAGTTCCAACCTGATTAATTACGTTAGTACCCAAGTTTGAACTTAACCCCCCACCGACTCTGTACTGAATAAAGAGTGTGGAATTTGGACTCAGAGTGTTACCCAAAGAAACGTTGTTACTATATTTTTGAATGTCCATTGTGAGTCCTAATGTGGTGAACTCATCTAAAGCATCTTGTGCAGTATTTGTACCTCCACCAAATGTCATCTTCTTGAATCCTTCGGCTGTATACTCTGAAATAAATCTATTACTTGTTTGAATATATCTACCAACCTTGATTCCTGGTTGGTCTGTTACTTTTGTTGGGTCTTCTACAAAAATTCTATCTTCTGCCAATGCATCGACTTCATACCATCTATTATCTAACCCCAAAAACTCGGCTGTGGTTGGTATGTTTGAATAGTCAGTTCCGTCTTTCAGTAAAACACTTGTAATACCTAATACATTTTTTTCAGGAAGAAATAGTTCGAAAAAAGGTCTAACATCACTAGGTGTAACTACCTTTTTGAAAACTTTGGTGATACCATTTACAACAAGTTCTCTTTTTGTGATAGTATAATTAAGAAGAACTCCGTTTGCATTAAAATTTGGTATTTTAAGTCTATTTGGGAACCCTTGAGCATTATATGGAGACGCAAAATCTATATCATAAATGTTTTCAAAAACAAGACCAGCACCTACAACTTGTGACCCTCTTAATAATTGTCCAAGATATCTTTCATCTTCCTTATCACCAAAAGCGGGTACTGTAATTGAAAAGTCAACGAGAGCGGTAGATGGTCTTTGTCCCGGTAATTTTAAACCATAAGTCCTCGCAATATTATATATTGATGACCTTTGTTGTGCATATTGTAAAACAGTCTCTTGAATACTTCTATCGATGTGGTAGTGGAGATTGTCAGCCACAGCAGCATTCAAATCTAAAAAAACTGAAAAAACTGAAGCGTCGTTGAAGTCTTGGATTAATTCAGGATAATAGGTTCTGACATAATTTATTAAGTCGGTTCTTATTGCTTGAAAATCACGAGAAGTATATGATATTTTACGATTTGCCATCTAAATTAAATATTGATAATAACAAAATCACTCTGAGCAAATGTTTGTCCATTTGTAGAATAATCAAGTCTTATTTTTGCGGTGTATTCTGACGTACCTTTACCAGGAGCCCTAAAGATTGATGATTCACTTGTCCCTACGAAATTTTGTCCGGTTGCAATATCAACTTCCTCTTGTGGGTCTGCGGGTTCTATGGTTAAGCTATTAACAAGTAGATTCGGCATAAATTGTTCTATCGAATCTCTAATGTCGGCTTCAATTGCATCGAAGGTTAATCCGTCAAAAGGTTCAAATAAAAATTCATAAATTCTTGTACCAAATTGGGGTAAGTAATATCTTGAGCCCTTCCTTGTCAACAAAAGATGTATCAAGTCAGATTTAATTTGTTGTTTTTCAAATTCAGTAAGTTCGAGATAGTCCCCACGTTTAGAATCTCTAAAGGGGAAATTTAAACCATATGTAATTTCATCTGCCATTACAGATAAATATAGATGGTTTATTTTTTTATTAAAGTTGAGCCTCTTTCATATATTGGTTCGAATGGGCAATGTTTACACCCCGAACCACAACAATACCCTCTCAGCTTGTGATACTCTTCAGTAAAAACTATTTTATTACCAACCTCATAAAAATGAGAAGGGTCAAGTTTTTTAGGCTTGACCCTTTTATCAAAATTTTTTTCCATAAATTAAACTAATACACAAGCTCCTCCAGCACATGCCAACTCTCCACTTAAATCTGTATTATCATCAACTTCAACTATTTTGGATAAATCAACGTCTTTAAGTGCCCCCATAAGTTCTTCATACTTTTCTTTAGTACAATCTTCAAAAGGTGCTTGG